GAATGAAAGTTAAGTTAAATTCACCTACTCCTATAAGGAAAGGTGAGCCTGGCTATGGAAGAAAAAAATCTAAAGTCTTTGTAATGAAAAATGGGAAAGTCAAGAAAATAATGTTTGGCGATCCTAATATGAAGATAAGAAAAAACAATCCTGGAGCTAGAGCTTCATTTCGTGCTAGACACAAATGTAGTACAGCTAAGGATAAAACAACTGCACGATATTGGTCGTGTAGAGCTTGGTAAAGGAGAAATATGAAATCAAGTGGATCAGTAAGTTGGATGTGGGGTGGCAAACGATACAGTGGTACTTTAATTCCTAGTAGAGAAACAAAGACACATAGATACGCTAGAACGCAAAATGGAAAAATAAAAAGTCTGCCTAAGAAAAAATAATGGCAAGACCAAGATGTGCATTAAATGATGTTTTAGGAGAAACTTGTAGAAAACAAAGAAGGACAAGTTCTCCTTACTGTTCTCTAAAATGTAAAAATAGATTTCATTATGTTAAAAATAAAAAAAAGAATGAAGAATTAAAACCAAAAAGACCTCAAGATTCTACAGCTAGAGGTAAATACTATAATGACTTTGTTAAAGAGTATGGTGAAGCGTTAGTAAATAAACTATATACTCATCAACAAGTTGCTGACAAGATCGGAGTTTCAAGAAGTCTTGTTACAAAAATGTATATAGCGTACCTAGAAGATAAAGAAAACTTTGAAGCTCAAAAGACTTGGAAAACACCTTTAGCTGCAAAGAAGTCATTAAAAGATTTTAAAGATTTTAGAGATAGGTATTTTAGAACTGAAACAGGAGAAAAATACGAAACAGCTGATTTTCACGAAAACTGGATTAATCATATTGTTCAAGCTATAGAAGATGGTGGGCAACAAATGATTCTCTCACCACCACGACACGGCAAAACTGATTTACTTACTCACTTCGCTGTATGGCAGATTTGTAAAAATCCTAATGTAAGGATTATGTGGGTAGGTGGTAATGAGGACATAGCTAAGAATGCAGTAGGTGCTGTATTAGATACTTTAGAAAATAACGAACAACTTAATGATGACTTTTGTGGTCCAGGAAAAAAGTTCCAACCTAAAGTTAGATCAGGAAAATCTTGGTCATCAGGACAGTTTACTGTAGGAACAAGAACTGTAACTGGTATTAAATCTCCAACAATGGTAGCTGTAGGTAAAGGTGGAAAGATTCTTTCAAGAGATTGTGATTTGATTATTGCTGATGACATTGAGGATCACGGAACAACTATTCAACCAAGTGCAAGAGAACAAACAAGACAGTGGTGGACTACAACTCTTTCATCAAGAAAAGAAGAACATACAGCTATTGTTGTTATTGGCTCAAGGCAGCATCCTGAAGATATTTATAACTTTCTTTTAGACAACCCAGAGTTTGATACTTTAGTTGAAGAAGCTCACAGTTCAGAATGTATATTACCTGAACTAGAAATAGAAGAACATAATGAATGTATGTTATGGCAAGGTAAGAGAAGTTACAAATGGTTACTTTCTCAAAAAAACAATGCTGATACCACAGGAGGTAGAGCAATATTTGAAATGGTGTATTTGAATAAAGCCTTTGTTGAAGGTATTACAATGTTTAATTCAGAAGATATAGATCAATGTAGAGATGTTAATAGAAGGGTAGGACATATTCCTGCAGGAACTCATTTGATTGCAGGACTTGATCCAGCTTCTACAGGTTTTCAGGCTTGTTTTCTATGGGCAGTAGATTCTGATACTGGAATGATGTATCTAGTAGATATTGAAAATGAAGAAGGTGGAGGAATAATTCAAGCTAAAAAATCAATAAAAAAATGGTATGAAAAATATCATTTATCTCATTGGGTAATTGAGGAGAATGGATTTCAAAAAGCTATTAGACAAGATAAAGAAATAAAAGATTATTCATCAAGAATGGGTATTCATTTAGAAGGTCATCAAACACAGAAAAACAAATTTGATCCTATTTATGGTGTTGGAAGTATGCAACAACTTTTTGAGCAAAAGCTAATAAATCTACCTTATGGCGATACAGAAAGCGAAACTAAGAGTAATATATATCGTAGACAATTAATTTATTTTTCATCTGCTGCTAATAAGGCAAGTAAGGCGAAAAGTTATAAATCTGATGTGGTGATGGCTAGTTGGTTTCCATTGAAGGTTATAAGAAGATTAGGCAAAGAACGACTAGCTGAAGTAGGATTGGATTATAAACCAAGTTATGGAGAGTGGGATTTGAGTGAAATTAACGAAGCTCCCTGGAGTTAATTATGGATGCAAGTGAATTACAAGATAAAATAACGCAGTTACATTACGATAACCAAGATGCCTATGCAACAAGAGGTCGTATTCGTTCCATAATGAATGGTGGTCCTTCAGGAATCCTAGCTTTACTAGGCGACCAGATCAAAGGTTTCCAAGATTGGCAAGTACCAGTTCCTAACTTAATGTCCACAGGATTAGAACACCTAGCACAGAAAATAGGTCGTATTCCAAATTTAAAGATTGATATTCCAAACGATAGAGATTCTGAAAGGTCAAAACAAAAAGCAGAGAAGATGTCAAGGATTATATCTGCTTATGATGAGAACCAAAGACTAGATATACAAATGCCACAAGTTGGTAGATGGCTACCTGGTTATGGCTTTGCTGTTTGGGTTATTAGAGAAAAGAAAGATTCTAATGGAGTTCCTTATCCTTGTGCAGAGTTAAGAGATCCATACAACTGTTTTCCTGGTTATTTTGGTGCAGACCAACAACCAAAGGAAATGTCTATAATTCGTAGAGTTCCAAAATATGCACTTGCTAAAGTTTATCCAAACTTTAAAAAACAAATTTATGACAAAGATATGGGTACTGGATTATCTATTGGTAGTGGTTCAGCTTCACCTTATACAGATTCTTATGCAGGTTCTTGGGCTAATTCAAACGGACAAGGAGATTTAATATCTGAATATTATTGTGAAGAAGGAACTTACATATTCCATATGTCATCTGGTGCAATATTTGATTTTATTCCTAATCCATTATCTAGTGGTCCTGCTTTCGTTGTAGCAAAGAAGTTTTCTTTTGATCAGCTACAAGGACAGTATGACCAAATAATTGGATTAATGGCAGCTATGGCAAAGATTAATGTTATGAGCATTATTGCTATGGAAGATGCAGTATTTACTGAAACAAACATTTCAGGTGAACTTGAATCAGGACAATATAGAAAAGGCAGATTTGCTGTAAACTATTTAGCTCCTGGTACACAGGTTTCTAAACCTGCATCAAATGTTCCTTATCAGATTTTTCAACAGATAGATAGAGTTGAAAGACAACTTAGAATTGGTGGTGCTTATCCAGTTACTGATGATTCACAATCACCATTAGCTTTTGCTACTGGTAGAGGTTTAGAAGAACTAGGTGCATCAATGTCATTAATGATTAGAGAATATCATACAGTAATGGCAGATGCTATAGAACAGACAGATGCTAAAAGACTTGAATGGGATAGTGCTATGTATGGTGGTAAATCAAAATCACTATCTGGATATATGGATAATAAGTTTTTCTCTGAAAAGTATGACCCAGAAAAAGATATAGGTTTTAATTACAAGACAAGAAGAGTCTATGGTGCTATGGCTGGTTATGATGAACCACAGAAGATAGTTACAGGGCTGCAATTACTTCAAGCAGGTATCATAGATACTCAAACCTTACAAGAAAATCTTGATGGGTTAGATAACATAGTTAGAGTTAATGAACGAATAACTAGAGAAAAAGCAGATAATGTTTTATTTGATACTTTACTTGCACAATCACAAGCAGGAGACCAAAGAGCAACAATGGCTATTGTTGAAATTAGAAAAAATCCTGGTGATGTACAAAATATTTTAGATAAGTTTTTTACTCCTCAAGAACCTCAAATGACAGAGGAAGAAATATCTTTTGTAGAACAAGCAGGACCAGGTGGACAATCCTTGCCACCACAAGGACCACCACCTGGAATTGCTCAATTAATCGGAGGATTAGGTGGCTAATAACATTAATAAAGAATTTGCTGATATTGTTCATAACTCATTGTTTGATGTTGATGAACAGTGCGAAGATATATTACTTGAAGCTAAACTACAAGAACCTAAAATATACACAGACCAATTACCTCCATTAATGTTCCCATTTGGTTATATGATTATTAGTTCAACATTTGCTTTTTTTGAAGAGGAGGAAGAAGATGACGAGAGCACCTAAACCAATGTATACAAATCAAACTTATGGTACTACTAAAGAATTAAATGAAAGATTGAGAGATGTAGACAATAAAGAGATTACTGGAAGAAATAATAATCTACCTCCTGCTGCTGTTAATACAACTGACCAAACTAGAGCAATACAACCAGTTGAAGAAGAAGTTGCACAAATTACAGGCCAAGAAGGTGTTTCGCCTGTATCAGGTTTAGGACAAACTACAAATATGTTAGATGTTCTTAGAGATTCTGATTTCGCAAATGAAGATGTAACAGCAGGTGCTAGTCCTGTATATGTAAGTCAAACTGAATTAGGAGATTTAGATTACGAAGTTTTAGCTTCTTTGTCAGGCAATACAAGTGTTAATGCTTTAAAAGAAATATTGCAACAAGGCTAGTATGAGTAACGAAATAGTTGGACCATACACTTTTGGTGAAGATTACAGACAGATACAGGAAAAACAAAAAAAAATACAATTTAGTTTTAATAAGAAAAAAGCTGAAGTAACTCCAGAACAAATACAAAGAGTAAATCAATTAACAGAGAAATACCCTACTGCTTTAAGTGGTTTAATTTCTTCTGCAGTTTCTTCAAATTTATCAGATGAAGAGTTTGAGAAAGTATTAGCTTTACAATACAAAGCAATAGGTAAAGGTAATCCTTCCTTACCTAATCCAGTAGATAATCAAGTTGTAAATAGTTTAATGATGAATAAGACTTATGGAAAAGTTGCAGAAGCAACAGCTGAAGGACTTAAATCTAGTCCTTGGAATTTTAAAAATTATACGGAATATTCTAAAAATGCTTTAAAAGGTGTTGCTAAACTTGTTCAGTTAGTTGGAGAAGCAATATGGAATCCTATAGGTAGAGCAGAAAGAGCTTTTGTAGAAACTGCTGAAACATATGAAAAACCTTTTCAGTTAATGGCTGATTTAAAACAACAGGAAATAGAAGAATTAAAAAATAATGCAACTTCAATAAAACCAGGAGAACCAGGAGACACTTTATACAATATAGCTACTAAAAGAGATGAAAAAAAGAAATTAGAAAGAACAGGTCAAATCGCTGGATTAGCTTTAACATTTGCAGATTTATTGTCTGGTCGTGCTTCTCCTACATCTAAAGCAACTAAAAAAACATTTTCTGAAAAATATAAAAATGCTGGTTCTTCTATTGCAGGAACAGCAGTTGAAAAAATAAAACAAGGAGAAGACCCACAAGAAGTATTTAATAGTTTTGGAGATGGGTTTCTTTTAGAAGGTCCAATAGTAAAAGAAGCATTAGAAAATCAAGAAGCATATAAATATCGTGGAAGAAATATAACTATTGGTAGATATGTAGAAGATGTTATAGGTGTAGACCCTAATAGCGTTTTGTATGGTGGAGTTTCAGGAGTAATAGATTTTGCTAAAGTATTAAAATTTGACCCTTTATTAGTTGCAGGAACTATAAATAAATCTATAAAGTTTTCAAAATCACTTGGTAGTAAATTACAAAAAGCATATAAAGAAGCTAACTTTGAAGAGATACCAAAGATATTAGATAACTTTTTAGATAGTGAAAAGTCAGCTCCTCTAATAGAAGGTATTGCAAAAAACAAAGATTTTAAACAATTATTTGATGCTGTAAAAGATACAGATTTAGCTATAAAGTTATACAATGCAGATACACCAGCAGCAGTAAAAGCCTCTTTAGATTTTTGGGTAAAGACCCAACAATCTGTTGGAATACCTAAAGTAATTAGAAGTTTTCAAAGTCTTGGTTATAACAAAAACTTAATTAAAGGATTAAAAGGAAAAAATGCAGCTTACTCTAAATTTGGAGAATGGACACCAGAAGCAGGTGCTGCTTATGCTGATGCTAACCAATCAGTTAAAGTATATAACCAATGGTTAGTTAATTTTCAAATACCAAGAGAGACAGCAAATAACTTAGCTTACAAATTTGGTATTGCAGCTAATACTGGAAATAAAGCTCTAATGAATAAGATACTTTTTGAAAGCACATTAGATGCAGCAAAAGAAGTTGCTAAGAAAAAAGGATTTAAAAAAACTGATTTTTTAGATGATTATTTTAAAGAACTTTCAGGAATGGGTGATTTTAATGGAAAATCTTATTGGGCTAAAGTTCAAGAAACTATGGGTGGAAAATATGTAGTAGGTGAAGCTGAATTTTTAGGTCAAAGAACATCTATACCAGGACCAGGTGGAAAAGCTCTTAACACAGCTACCCCTATTGATGCAGGGCAACATTTTGACGATATGTGGACATTAGGAAATCCAATGGATATTAGAAGAGCTTTGGGTAAAATAAATAAAATAGCAAGATTACCACTTAATGAAACATCTGGATTTAAAGGATTGCAAGAAGTAGCTGCAAAAATACCTGGTGTTAAAACTCCTGTTGATGACATTTTAAAAAATATTCCAGAAAAATATACAGATTTAATGATGGCTGCACCAGGGAAAAAAGTTAGTGGACAAGGGCTTGTTTATGGAACTATGGATAGAATATTATGGCCTTTTCAAAAAACTTGGACAGGAGTTCAGTTGATTACTAGACCAGCTTGGACATTAAGAATATTTGGTGAATCACAATTTAGAATGGGATTAGATGGATTAGATAATTGGATAGAAAATCCAATGTCTATGTTTGTGTGGGGAACTTATACTGATGATTTGTTAGGTAACCCTTGGAAAATGGGAACTACAAGAGGTAAAAGAGCCTATAACCCAGATATAGAAAAAGTTATTGCAAGAAGATTAGGTTCAGTTTTTGGTAAAAATAGCCAAGAAAGCATTATAAAAGGACAATGGTATCCAACTGCAACACAGTCTTTAAATGAACCAAGCAAAATACAAGCGTGGCAATTAAATCTTAAATGGCCTTTAGAAAGTGATTTAGCTCAAGCTGTTGCTGGTACTATTTTAGATGGTACAGACTTAACAAAAGTAAAGGCTTCGTTTTGGAATGGAAAACTTAGGTCTGTAAGAAACACTCTTAATGAAACAAGAATAGATTTTAAAGGAAAGCGTACTAATCCTTATACAAAATTATCTGATGCTGATGCTTATGTAGATTCATATAGAGAATGGATAATGGATTTAACTAATGGTAATCCAAACATACTTAAGATGATAAGAGACAGAAGAATTAATATAGATGGTTTAGATATTGATTTATCTTCTATAGATAGATTTACTCCAACAAATATTAAAAGTATTAAAAAGTTTTTAGGTGAAAACATAGATGCTTTACCAGAAGCATTACCAGTTCCTTCTTGGGTTAGTAATCCTGCTAA